GTCAGGTCAAAGCCGATGAAAGCCCCGGTCTGCAGATCCACCACCTTGGGGTGGGTCACCGGCATGTCGCACCGCAGGGTGGCCGTGAAGGGCACCGGCAAGCTGCCCTCGTTGCGCAGCACTGCCGCCGTGCCGTCCCGCTTGATGCCGTAGATGTGGCTGTCGTAGCAGATGGGGAACCGGAACGCTTTCTCATACCCGCCCAGCACGCTGCTGACGGCGTTGAGGTCGTACCAGAAGGGCTTTTCGCTGTAGAGCATCAGCTCACAGCGCGGGTCCGGCGTGTAGCTGGAAAAATAGGGCAGTTTTTGCAGCACGAAGCGGGTGAAGTAGTGGTCGCCAAAGTACAGGGTACCCTTGGTGAAGTAGGGCAGCTTTTTGGTAAAAGCTCTTGCACGGGTCAACGCATCCCTGCCCCAGAACACGACCGACAGGGTGCGGGACACGCCGGAGACGCTCTGACCCTCCACCGTGTCGCCCACCTGATTGACACCCTGCGCGGTCTGCAGGTCCACATCCACCCCGTTCAGCGGGTCGAGAAGGTAAGGGGCATCGTAGTCCCAGCCCAGATGCAGGACGGCACCGGCATCTGTCACGATCTTGAGATGATCCTTAAAAAGCACAGTGTCCTCCTTTCATCGTTTGCGGGCCTTGGCCTTGTCGGCTTCCCAGCGGGCTTCCCGCTGTTGTGCGGCGGCGGTGTCGTGGCCGTTGTAGAAGTTCTGGGTGATGTTGGTATCACCCTCGCGGTGGTAGCTGTTGGCAGCGGACACCACCTGTGCGGTGCCAGACGCTGCCACGGTGCTGCCCAGACGCATGTTGTCGGAAAGCACCAGAGCTCCCGCCTGCCGGATCATATCGGCAAGGGCAGAGTTTGTCTTTTCCAGCGCTTTGGTGTTGGCGTTGATGGCATCTTCCAGACTGCCGGTGCCGGTGGTGATATCCACGCTGCCCATGCTGCCAGAGCCAGACGAACCGCCGCCAGAGGAACCGCCGCCGTGGCTTACGTTCTTTTTGGAGCCGCCGAGCGATGCAACGATGGCCGCAATGGCAACGCCCAGCGCGACCGCTGCCGCTGCCACGATCAGGCCCATCGGGATGCCAAAAAAGGTAGCGCTCAGGGCGGCGGAGATCGCAGCCAGCAGGCCTTCAAAGGCTGCACCGACCGCGCCGATCAGGGAAGCGACGCCCGCAAAAATGGCGGGGAAGCTGGACAGCAGACCGCCGCTCAGGCCCTGACTGATGGCGAGAGCCGCCGTGCTCAGCGGCCCCTGCAGGCCCTGAAAGACCGACACGAGGGTGGAACCAAGGCCCTGTGCCTGCTGCCAGACCTCAGAGAAGCCGCCGGTCAGGCCGTTCACGATCTGCCCGCCAAGGTCGATAGCTCCCTGCACCAGCTGATCGCGGGCACCGCCCAGCGCTTTGTTGAGCTTAGTCACGATGCCAAGGGCAAAATCATTGACCTGCTTCTTCTGGTCGGCAGTCAGACCGCCGTAGATGGTGCTCGCCACCCACTTGCCGATGCCCAGCCAGTCCTGATTCTTGACGGCGGTGTACAGATCATCGAAGGTGCCCAGAATGCCGGTATCTGCTTCGGTCTGCAGCTCCTTCCACAGGCCGTCAAAGTTGTCCGCGCTGGACTTTTTGATCTGCTCGGCCACCTGCACGGTGCCGTCGGCCGCGACGGTCTTGATCTTCTCCACCGTCACAAGGGCACCGTCCACCACGTCGTCGTAGACCTCGGTGATGACCTGCTTCTGGGTCTCGGTGCCGTCGGTCAGGGTCTCGGTGACGGTCTGGGTGGTGGTCTTGACCCCGTCTGCCAGCGTCTCAAAGGTGGAAGTGACCGTCTTGGCGGTCTCGCGCACCGTCTCCATGGTCTGCTTGACGGTCTTGGTGCCGTCCGCAGCAATGCTGGTGACGGTCTTGATGTCCTTCAGCACACCGCCCACCATCTGCCGGGAAGTCTCGGTGATGGTCTGTTTCTGCTGTGTAGCACCGTTCGCCATCCGTTCCGTGACGGTCTCCACGGTCTTGGCCACGCCATTGGTGAGGGTGGTGGCGCTGTCGGTTACGGACGCGACCACGGTTTTGGCTGCGTCCTTGACCTTCTTATTTCCACGATCGAGACCCTGCGCCAGACCGTTGCAAACCTGCACGCCGATCTCGTCAAAGACTTTGGACGGGGAGTGGATGCCCAGCCGCCCCTTGACCCCGGAGACAAGGCCGTTAATGCCGTTGCTGACCCACTTGGCCAGGCTGTTCCATGCGCCCTTGATACCGTTCAGCAGGCCGCTGACGATGTTCTCGCCGATATGGCCCCACTCGTCCATGCTGCCGTCCCACACGCCCACCAGCTTTGCCACGCAGGCGAGGGCGGCCTCCGCCAGATTCTCAAGACTGCAGACAATACCGTCCACCAGCGTGGTCAGCATAGCTGCACCGCACTTGAGGATGTCCGGCAGATGGGCGATCAGGGCAGCTGCCCAGTTGGCGATCAGGGCAGCTGCCGCCGTGATGAGCTGGGGCAGGTTATCGGTGATGCCGATGACGAGGCTCTCCAGCAGCTGCATACCGGTGTCCATGATCTCGTCTGCGTGGTCGCCGAGGTAGCCGATAAATCCGGCGATGACCTCAGCGGCGCTGGCGATCAGGTCCGGGATGCTGTCCACAAGCCCCTGTGCCAGAGCGCCCAGCACTTCGGCAGCTGTGTCAAGCATAGCCGGTGTAGCTTCTACAATGCCGGCCGCCAGCTGAGCGATGATCTCCACACCGGACTGCATCAGGCCGGGCAGCTGCTCGACAATGCTGCCCGCCAGATCGGAGATGATCTCTCCGGCAGCGGACAGCATAGCTTCCGGCCCACCCTCAGACAGGGCGGTGGTCAGCTGGGTGAGGCAGTCTGTGCCCCACTTGACCGCTTCAGTCAGGGTGGGTTCCAGCTCATCATAGACGGCCAGCTGCATCCCCTCGAACGCCGAGGACATGATGGTCATAGCGCCCTGCAGATTGTCGATCTGAGTTTCAGCCATCTGCCCCATGGCACCGTCGGCGTTATCAATCTGGGCGGCCAAGGTGTCCCACTGTTCGCCCTGCGCCGCCAGCAGGCCGTTGACGGCGGCGAGGTCGGTCTTGTTGAACAGCTGGTTGATGATGCTGTCCTTCTGGCCCTGCGTCATGCCGTTCATAGCACTGTTCAGGTCGCCCAGAATGTCATTCAGCCCGCGCATTTTGCCCTGCGAATCGTAGACAGAGAGCCCCAGCTTCTGCATCTTCTTGGCTGCTTCGTCGGTGGGGGACTGCAGCGACAGGATGATGTTGCGCAGGTGGGTACCGCCCTCCGCACCCTTGATGCCCACGTTTGCCAGAAGACCCAGCGCAGTGGTCAGCTCGGTGGTGCCGCCTTTCAGGTTTGCGGCGGTGCCGCCCACGGTCAGGATGGCTTCACCCAGCTGCGAAACGTTGGCATTGGCTTTGCTGGCCGCCATGGCCAGCTTGTTGCCGAAGTCGTCCACGTTCTGCTTGTTGGCCTCGATGTTCAGCGAGGCCATAGCATCGGTGACAAGGTCGGAGGCGTAGGCTAAGTCCATGCCGCCAGCAGCGGCCAGATTCAGCACGCTGGGAAGCACCTCTGCTGCTTTGTCTGCGTCGTAACCGGCCAGCGCCAGATAGTTCAGCGCGTCCGCTGCCTGTGTAGCGGTGAATTTGGTGGTGCTGCCCATCTCTTTGGCGACCTTGGTCAGATTGTCGATCTGATCCACCGTGGTGCCCATGGTGGCGGCTACCTGGGACATGGACGCATCAAAATTCATGCCGACGCTGACCGAGGATTTTGCTAGACCCGCCAGCTTGGTGGCGGCGGTCTTGGTCAGGTCGGAAATCAGATTACCGGCGGCAACCGTCATGCTGGATACGCCTTTGGTAAAGCCGCTGGTGTCCAGCTTGGTATCGCCGGTAATGCTGTAATCTGCCACGTGTGTCCACCTCTCAGTCGTGAGCGCGGGCACAAGGGCACAGGCTTAAAGTTTTATCTCGATTTCCCGCTTACAGGCGGGATTTTTGCATTTTACCCACACGCCGACAGCTGCGGCGTGTGGTTCTGCCCATACCGGCAGCGGTCTGCCGCAGTGCGGGCAGGGGATGGGGGCGCGTTCAGCGGCCACGGAAACGGGCAATGAAGCTTGCATTGTGCTCTTCGACGGTCTGCGCACGTACTGCACCCCCTCTCAGCTCAGCGGGCAGGGCAAAGCGTTCCCGCTGCTCTTCGTAGATGCGGCGCTTCTCCGGGTCCATGTCGGAAAGGTCTGCGGTGCGCCAGTCGATGATGCGGCTGAACATGCAGTCCTCGCCGATCACGCCCCGCAGCAGTGCCCGGAAGCGGAACCAGTGGACGTGCTCGGTCGTCAGGTCGATGCCGTACAGCCGCTGGAACGCCGCCACGATATACGGAGCGTCGCACTGGTAATCAAAGGGCAGTGTAGCTGGTGCTTCCGATTCACCGGAAGCGTCACCGCCGGATGCCGCCTTTTCACCTGCCTGATAAAATTCCAGCAGGTGCTGGTAGCCGTCAAAGAGCATCTGGTCGTCCGTCAGAAAGCAGTGCGGGTCCTTGTAAAAGCGCCAAATTGCGCTCCGGGCAAAGCCCACCGGGTCAGTGTTAACACTGCCCCGGACATAGGAGTTGACCAGCCAGACCATGGGCCGGAAATCCGGGACGATCTCGTGCCCGTGCCACCGGGTGGGCAACTCGTCCAGCAGCAGATCAGACATGGCGCTCTGCGGCGATCTGCAGTGCGTATGCCGCCAGCTGCTGCATGGCATCAGGATCGTCCCGCAGAGCGTCTACGGCCTGCCGAGCATCGATCAGCTGCTCGGTTTTCTGCTCGTCGGTCAGGGCGGGAACCACCACGTCGGGCTCGCCGCCGTAAGAGACCTCGGTCTGGCCACGGATGAAGGTGCTCTCGGTTGTAGTCTTGGGCGTAGAAATGACCTTGTAGGGGCCGGTCTTTTTCTGTTTGGCAACGGCACGGCGCTGCTCACGGTTCATGGGCATTGCGGCCGCCTGCTTTACGGTGGCCTGTTCTGCGGCGATGGATTCCTTGATGGCGTTCGTCACACGGACACATGCGCCGAAGTTGTTTCCGTCCAGACCCAGACGTTCTGATGCGCCCTCGCCCAGCAGCTCGTCGAAGTAGCCCATCATAAGGCGGCACTGGCCGCGCAGGATGTCGGCGGTGCCCGTATGCGCGCGCTTGCTCTCGCGGTCAGAAGCCGCCTGCATGTGCTGCTGTGCCGCGTCCATACGGTCGAGGTCGTTAGCGTTCAGCGCCGAAAATTCAAATTCCTGCCCACAGATGATCATGTATCTGTACCTCCTATAAAATGCGCCCCTGCCAGAGGTGACAGGGGCGATATTGGTTTTATGTTACGCGGTGACGTTAGTAAGGTAGTCGAAGGCTTTGGGAGTGCCCACCGCCTTGACATCCACCGCAAAAGTGGCGGGGGCGTTTGCGGAGCCGCCCACGTCGCTGGTGACGACCAGAGAAGCATTGCCCGTCTCGCCCTTACCGGTGCGGACGCTGAAGTAAACGTAGGATACGATCACGTCCTTACCGGTGCCGTACTTGATTTTGTGGCTCAGCACAAAATCCTGAAACGCGTCGCCTACGCAGCGGTTGCCGTTGACAGCAAGGGTGCGCTGGGTGCCGGTCTTGGTGGTGACGGTACCGGTGCGGATGAACGCCTCGTCCGTGGTGGAAGCGTTCAGGGTGCCGGAGTGCTCCTTCACGTGGTCGGCGCAGACGATCCATTCGGATTCTTTGGCCTGCTTGGTCTTATCAGTCTGAATGGCGAGGATGAAGTCGTCGGTGGTCTCCTCGCCTGCATAGTCGGCGCTGGGCTCGATGTCCTTTTCGGACTTGAGCGCAGCCAGAGTTTCAGCAACAGTCATAGATTATCTCCCTTTCTGGTAGTACTGGAGTTGAAGTTGGATCTGGAAG